GATGTTTTTGTTTAAGAGAGCGAGGACTTTCTTTGATACTCGGGCATCCATCGACCTGGAAGCTTTTCTCTGCCTAAACTACCCTCATTGTAACCCATGGTATAATTAAAGCAACAACTTAAAACGACACAGGAGGTGAAGTCCCATGTCGCAACAACATCTTACACCAGACGAAGAGCGAAAAGCCAGAAACCGTGAGTATAATCGTGTCTATCGTGAGAGACACCGTGAAGCCATAAGAGAGCGTCAAGCTATCTGGCAGTCTGGATATAGAGAAAGAAATCATGAAGAGGTACTGGCGGCTCTTAGGGAGTGGAAGCACAATAATAAAGAGCGGGTAAAGGCTTATCAGAAAGAGTATCGGCAGAAGACTAAGGTTGAGCGAGCTATTTATCAGCGAGCTAGGGAGGTTAAGATTACGGGCGTGAAGATTGACAAAACTCAAATCCACAACTGGGAGTCTAGGATTTGCCCACTCTGTAACTTACTCATCGAGGGTGCATTTCACATAGACCATAAAATACCAATATCAAAAGGGGGGCTTCATGAAGTTTCGAACCTTCAGTTAGCACACCCCTTCTGTAACTTATCTAAGAAAGATAAGCTGTTGGCCTAAGGTCAGCCAATTTCCGAGACCTCTTCCCAGGTCATAGACCAGATGCCAGTTACGGCAGTGGTGATTGACGCTAGGTTGAGAGCACACCCTGGAGCGATACAAATGCTACCATCGAAGGATACATTTATACCAGCTGGGGTAATTGAGGAAGCTGCGATAGGAGCTTGCAGTGCGGCAACAACTACTGGAGCTGCTGGCAAAGTTACACCTGAAGCGGCTAGTCCTGCACCTGTTCCTGCTACGCCGAGATTTGCTCGACGAACAGTTAGGGCAGTAGTCTGAGTGACTGCTGCGGCTACTGGGTTAACATTGGCCGATAAGACCAATGGAGCAGCACCAGCCGGAGCGGCTGATACGGCACAGTCAACCCGAAGCAAAACTAAGGTCTTGCCGGAACCCGCTGGGTTTGTCAGCGTGAATCCTGTTTGAGTTGTAGATAGAGCAATAGTTGTAGCTATACCTGCTTGCGTTGAAGCAGTGTAAATCTCACGAGTACCATCTCCTACCCACGTTGATTTTGCAGACATTGTAAATGTCCTTTCTAAGTTTAGTTTGTGTTAAGGAGCAGTTGTTCGTGTAAGTTCTACCAAGCTAGCGGCACGCTCAACGCCCCAACCGTAGATAGTGGTCAGGCTTGTTTCCCAAGCGTCTGAACGAACCATCCATTGAGTTGAGAACTTAGGAGCTTGCTGTTTAGCAACACTGATAGCGTTCTTGTGGAAGAACAGGTTACGACCAGTTGAGCTAGTAGGCACGTTCTGAGAGTGGTAGACATCCATGTCATAGACATTAGCTATTAAACCACCAGAACCGTCGACAGCCTTACCGGTTTTGCCAGTTTGGTCGTAAGCGGTGTACTTGTTGACGCCACTTAGGTCGGCCTTGGTGTAAGGGCCAACAATTCCACGGCGCATGTCCATAGGGGTATTGGCGAGGTCGAGGGTAGTAACGACTGACAGAATGTCAGCGTCGTCAATTGCAGCACCACCAGATACCGAAGTACCAGCAGATGCGTAAAGAGCTAGGCCGTCAGTGTCAATTTGGCGAGCTAGGGCTTCAGCCATTCTTTCGTAGAAAGCGGCTTTGAGGTCGTAGTTGCTCTGGACACTAGCGATGTTCTCAATCTTGACACCAACATAGTAGTTCTTGTCGATGTTCAAGACTACTGGTGCGCCTTCAGGTGAGTCGAAAGTCAGGTCGGTAGACGCAGACTTAGCTCGGGCGTTAACAGCAGCAGTGAATGGAGAACGGATTAGGTCACCGCCACCCTTAGCAAGACCACTGAGGTCTTTCACTAACTTGGCGATTTGCAGAGTTTTATCAAATGGTTGCTGAATCTCACGACTCCAGATTTCTTGAACATATTGTGAAGTCTGGGCAATCGAAAGAGTAACATTGGAACCCGTGGTTGGGTTTGCCATGGTGTTATTCCTTTTCTATTGTTTTAAGGTTTATTTGGGAGGCTTCTGGCCTATCTTGGCATAGAGCTCATCGATAGACATATCCTCAGGGGCCTGGTTCAGATTTAATCGTTTAGCGGAGCTACCGTCTGGGCGTAAGCCTGTTTGGGCGCTTTGCTTTGCGACGTTCTCAACGGTCTTGGCATTCATAGCTTTGGCGAGACGAGTTGATAGTTCGACTCTCGCTTCTACGAAGTCTGGATAACGGATGTCGGGACGGTCTACTAGACCGGTTCGTTCATCGTATCCCACGAGACGCTTGTACTCTTCGTTTACGGCGTCGGCCAGGGCTGGTTCAAAATTCTCTTTATCTTTAGGGTTTAACCAAGGATATTTTGTTTCCGTCTGTGGGGCATCAAAGTTTAGTAAGGTGCGCCACTCACTGGTACGAATTTCGGCTCTGGTAGATTCCGCTCCGGCTTGGTATTGGGCTTGGCCTTCTCTCTGTCTGTCGGCTTCCAGCTGTCTGATAACTTCTGGGTCGGCATCTAGAGCTGTCTGGTAGTCCAGTGCGTCGTTACGTTGAGCTTGGGAAGGTGCTTGCTGAGGTTGGCGAGGGTCGCCGTACTTCTGCAGTAATTGCTGAATCCGCATTTGTTCCCTGTGTGAAGGTGGCTTCTCTTCTGGAATCGCTTCCTCTTCGTTCGGCTCTTCTGGGGTAGCTGCTTCGGCTGGAGTTTCTTCTGACTCGTCGGCTGGTGGCTGCACTCCCGCAGGTTCATCAGCTGGCGTTTGAGCAGGGTCGGCTAGTACGACCTCCTCTTCAACTTTATCGTTGGTAGTTGGTTCGTTTGCCATCTCTAACTCTTTCTGACCTCGATTATAGTCCGGTCGACGACTTTGTTTATTTACTCACCACGTATACGGCGGCGGACCCGTTATGTTTATAATAGCACCCGTTGTAATTTAGGCAAGCCTTGCTCGTCTGTGCCAGTACAGATGTAATCTGAGCTGATTGTCTGGACAAGTTTGCCCATCTCCGTCATGCCCTCTAGCTGATTTCCTCGCAGCACCCAAGAGTTAGGCTTCAGCTGCTTCATATTCTTTATCATGTCTTCTTCAGTAACATGAGCAGTAGCAGACGGAGGTTCAACCTTTAGAGTCTTGCGGTAGAAATCACTGTCCGGGTGGTAGTAATTACTGCCCATTTCTTTCCTGGTCAACTATATCTTTGGCTAACTCGTACTGATTAAGTAAGGCTCTAAACTCGCCGATTACCCTGTTAGCAACCCGCCAGTCTTCAGCACTCGGAACGACGTCCAGGCCAACTTCAGCACCATTAGGAAGCTTAGTCTGGTAAAACTCGATGCGACCCTCACACCACTCTTTAAGACGCTTAAACTCGGCCGTTCGTGAGAACTTAGCTAGCTTCTTCTCATCGACAAGAGTTTGTTCATCTACTTGCATCTGCGGTAGGTCGACAGTGCTCAAGTCTCCCATCAGTACATTATCTGGTCCCATGTTACATCTTTCCTATCTCAGCTGCTACGTTTGCTATATCTGGGTCTTTATACAAACCTGCGTGGTTGGCTATGCCTGTGGGCTGCGCTGCTTCAGCCGACTGGATTTGGCCAAGTTTGTCGTCCATCTCTTTCATTTGAGCCTCCTGCTGCATCTGTTGCATCTCTTGCTTCAGCTGCTCGTTCTCTTGCTGGAGCTGCTGCTCTTGAGGGCTCGGACCCTCACCAACAGTTATAAACTCGTCAGCTTGCGGTAGGTCAATGAGAGCCCCGTAGGCAGCGGCAATCTTGTCTGGATGTATCTGAATGCGGGAGTCATCTTTAATGATGTTCTGGAAGCCCGCCAGGTCTTGCACGAAGCCCTGTAGTGACTGAAGCTGCTTCTCTTTATTGACCTGCATCGTAGAGTTGGGAGCGATGCTAAAGCGATACTCAACACCCTTAAGAGCTTCAGGATTTATCACCAGGTCGCCAGCCGTCATCGTAGCATCAGGCTTGAAGTTGGGACTGCCTACTTCTTGTTCGCCGGTGAACGGGTTAGTGGTGAACAGACCCATGACGTCAGTCAAGCCAGCTTTGTTTATGGCCTCGATGTCCTCAGCAAACAAGGAGACCGGTATGTCTTCCGTACCGATATTGGCGATTAGACTGAAAAAGCCGTCAGTCAGTTGCTCAATGGCAGTCTCCATCCTACGACGAGCTGCGCCGTCAGTGGTGGCCTCTTTATCAGAGTACAGGTTGATAGCTGCCGGGGTCTTACCCTGGGATGGGTTGAGAGCGTCTGCCCCAGGGATGGCAGCATTCTGGCTACCATTGCGAGCCAGCATAGCCCCTGTAAGCGCCTGCATGGCTGCCTGATAGGTGGACAGTCCTGCAGTGTTAGTCGGCATTGGACGGATAGAGTTAGGGATGGTCTCCATCAGGACAGGGTTAGGCTTGGTAACGTCTAGTGTATGTTTTACAACACCGTTGGCGTTAACTATGATTCCGGGAGCTAAGTTTCGTTTTAGATTAGCGAAGTAGAAGTTAGTCAGGCCGTCTCTAGCGAACTGGAGCGGCTTGTCGAGTTGGAAGGAACCGATGCCGTAGAAAGAATCTGGGAAAGGTTGCGAGTATTTGATAACAAAAGGTATGCGGCCATTCTTGTGAGGATTCTTAAGTCTACGAACTTCTACAAATCCATCTTCGGGAGCGAACGTACACCACTCACCATCAGGGCCAGATTCATACCTTGTAGCTAGGCAGATGCCTTTTTTGACGCCCGAGGGATTGCGGTCTCGTTGTATATAAGTGTCTTTATCATTGTCATTGCCGGAGGTCTTATTGTTGACTCGCTCGATAAGTTCCTTGAGAGCGTCCCGGTTCCAGCCGTCGCCCTCTTGCTCGTTGTCGAGAATATCTTGGAGGCGCTTCTTTGAGAGCCAGGTAATAGCGTGGGCATAGTCCATGTCACTAACTGAGATTTTACCCTGTTGCGGAACAAAGTTACGAGGATTCCATAGCCAACAGTCCGGGCCAACGTAGCCTGTCGAGCTAGTCGTCCAGTCGTAGAACATCGGGTACCAGCCGTATTCATCAGAGGAGAGCTGCCATAACGCCAGTTTCTCTACAAACGGATGTTGAGCATTGGCGTTTGGGTAGACCCATTTCTGCCGCAGGATATCCATGAAAGCTGCTTTACCAACGTCAGTTCGCCCAGCGCTTTGAGTTTCACCGTCAGGAAGTTTGGCGATAACCCTGTCAGCACGCTCTTTAGCCAGTGTAGCGGCATAGTTATCGGTAATCTTAGAGCCGTCGACCGAACGAGAGACGCTATCGTATACAGAACCGAGCATCATGGCTTCTAGGGCGTCATAGTCCTGGATGACGTTCCTATGAACGTCCCAGTCACTCTCGTAATCCTTCCGATATTCGGATTCGTACTGACTTTTATCGTTTTTGCTGTCACTTTCATTGTATTTTGGCATCTTTTTGTCCTTTTTTCGTATGTTTTCAGTGTATCACGTTACAGAAGACCGTAAGAATTGGTTTGTTTTTCCAGCTCAAAAGTCAGAGGCTTTTCATCCTGCACGATGCCGTACTTCATGTGTAGAAAGAAATATCTAATCGCATCAGGGCCGTGGTCATCCTCTTTAACAGGAATGTCGCTAGGGTTGCGCTCGGGCTTTTCTTCTGGGAAGCGGTAGGACTCCATCTCGTAAATAAAGTGTTTGCAGTTGCTCCCAACGAACAGCGTCGGTTTAGGAACACCCACCAGTTGCATCCGAGGCTTCAACTTCTCAGTAACTAGACCGATACCGGTGGCGTAGCCCCGAGCGTCGTTGGCCTTGTTCACCCCCACTACTGGTAGAGACTTATTCATAATCTCGATAGCGTCTCGGTTAGCAGAGTCGGCTACGATAAGCACGATTCGCTTATCGCCGATGACGTTTTTAATTCTAGGCAGTACGTCCTCAAGAGTCTCCTCTTTGCCGTACACCTCATCCACCACATACCAAGTCTGGTCTTTGTCGACGCCTAGCAACAGGAAAGCAGTAGTGTGCCAACCGAAGTCAATCGCTCCGTAGTAAGTCAACTCCTCGGGAATGTCCAGGGGCTTAATGAGGTGGCCACCCTCTTCTTTGAATTTTCTGTTAAACATCGGATACACTGCTCCTTGTACACTTCTAAATTCTAGCTCTACTTCCTGCATAAAGCTAGACAGCGTCCCCTTACGGGTAGCCTCAGCTTTCTCCTCCTCGATAAACTCTTTCTTGACGTACGGAGAGTCCCGCCAGGTGGCCTCTTGGTAGAACCAGCGGGGATTCTCTCGAGCGTCTAACACCAGGTCGTAGAAGTGATTGTAGCCTCTCGGCGTTCCCATGAATATCGCCCAGCCGTCAGTGGTGGTGAAGAAGTGCTTATAGACAGCGTCCCAGTGGTCGGGGTTCTGGGTGGCGTACTCGTCGAATATCATGCCGTCGCCCTTGAAGCCACGATGCGAGTCAGCCTGGTCGGAGCCCAGGAGCTGGATTGTGGAGCGAGGCTTGGTCTTGTCGTGGTTGACCATAATCGTCTCCCCCGTCGGCAATGTCACAGGCGTATTCTCGATGTAGTGTAACTCTATGAGCAAGTCCTGCTCATTCTTCTTATAGATAATCTCCTGCGGTATAAGAGGAACGTACTGTCGCCAAACGACTTCGTGAGCCTGTTTGTAGGTCTGGAAGACGATGAAGTAGCGCCCCTGGTTCAGAACAGCACTAATCCAAGCGTGCTGCGTAGAGAAGTAGGTCTTGCCAGACTGCCTCCCCCACATCAGCAGGCCACGCTTAAACCCGTCGGCCATGAAAGCCTTGTGAGCCTCAGCCTGGCGTCTGTGGGCAATGTAGCCCATCTAGACTTTCGTAGTCAGTTGGTCGAAGTCTACGCTAGAGGGCTCTACACTAGATTTGGTGTAGACTTGCACGATAGTGCCGCCTACGGCCTCCTCCCGAACACCCTCTTGTGTCTGAGCTGGTTTAGGCCAGAGAAAGTCGAATAGCCAGTCTCGGACCCGGATGTAGCGCATCTCGTTGAGGAAAGCTTTCTCGTCGGTTCGGTCTACTTCTAACTGATTCTCCCGAGCGATAACCAGTGCAGCTTGGGGGTCTTCGTGGAATACCATACGTCGGGCGATGTAGTATTTATCTAATAGCTGTCCGTCCTTGCCAACCACCTTCTTCTGCTCGCCCTGGTCATCTAAATCTTTGCGGAGCAGGGTGACTAGGAACTGCGGCTCTCGCATGTTGATACCAGTCTTGGTCTCGTAAGGCAGGATAGAGAACTGGTACTCCAGCTCATAATTGAAGCCAAAAGCGATGGATTGCAGGCGGGGTTCGGCTGCTAGTCGTTTGGTGGGGTCTGGGTAGTTATCGGGGTCTACGAGATACTTGTCGACCTCGCCCAGGAGTTGACCGCCCCTGCCGACGCCGACAGACTGATTGGTGCTATTACTCTGGTTACCAAGGAGAGCGGCTCTAAGCAGGGCGTTACTCTCTTTAATTTCCTGCATCTGCTTTTTAAGTTCGTCTAGCTCAGAAACTTCTTTGAAGTCGGTGGCATCAAAAACCGCCTCCTCGTCAGTCTCGTCGACTGCTTTGCGAGCTTTGGCGGCGTCTCTTAATCTCTGGTCGTTGGCTAACTGAGCGGCCGACCGTGGTTTTTTAGCTGGCATCTTGGTCTCCAAACTCTATACCACAATTAGGGCAGGTCGTTGTGTCGAACCCGCAGTTGTTACAGTGACTCATTTATATTCTCCACATTAAGTTGTTAGATAAACTTTTGTTTTGGAGCTATTTGTTAACTCAAATTAAATACCTTTTATGTCGCTTATGCAAGTATGTTAAATTCTTAACAGCAGTACTCCCACATAATTAGTATTCTTCTGGAGCCAACTAAAAAGGAGAACGAGAGATGACCGACCAGAACACACCAAGTCAACCAAACGACCCTAGCTTCCGTCCAGGCAGCGATGGCACAACTGAGGGCAACGAACAGTCTCAGAAGTCCTCAGCTCAGGACGACGGCAAGAAACCGGCAGACAAGCCAATCCGCCCCAACCCAGACGTTGAAGGTGGGAATGGCCCCGTAAACCAGTAACCCTTTGAGGTTAGAGAGGACAGGAAGACATGTACACTGTCCTCTTTTTAATATAAGTAATGACCGATGTGCTTCATCTGAATTGTCGGGTCGCACCAAACCTCAAAGCCCGCTTCTCTAGCATCTTTACAGAATACGATATCCTCAGTCGAGTGAAGCTCCTTATTCTCAGTAGTGCGGAACCACGGGAAGGGTAATTTGTCGAAAACTTCCATCTTTATGAGAGTCAGCCCCAGACCGACGGCTGCACACTCGAACAACTCCGTAGGGAAGTCATTGACTCGCACTTCTCGGTAGCCAGTGTTGTCTTCGTTAGGGAACTTAATTGTAGAGACAGTGAAGTCCTGGTCTTGGTGGTTGCCCCGCTGGCGGTAGTTGACGCCCACTATGTCCTTATCGGCCTTCAAGAGCTTCTGTAGAGCGTCTGGAGGGAATATCATGTCAGAGTCTATGTTTAGTAGGTGGGTGGCGTTTATTTCCTTAGCGTCCCTCACCAGGTTGTTCATGCCGTGAGGTTTGTAGCCACCAATTTGTAGGCTGAGGGCGTTGGGCTCAGGAAACGTCCCGAACAGGTCAACTAGACTCATCACTGTCAGGGCTTTTACGTCCCCGCCACTGCACATCCCAATTAAAATCATTTCATTTCCTCTTTCTTTCGCTTGCGTAGGATGACCTGCTTGCCTAGATATAGAACATCGTACATCTCAGCGAAGCACTCCATGAAGGCGTCTATCGCTCCCTTGCAGACGTTGGGGGCGTGAGCCAGCCCTGCCCACAGGTAGTCGTCGAAGATGATTACTCCACCGGGTTTGAGTATCATGTGGCTCAGTACTCCGTCCACCAGACAATCAGCAGCGATGTGCGAAGCGTCTACGTAGATGAAGTCAGCGGGGGGTGCGGTTCTCAGGTACTTAAATGAGTGCATCTTTTTAATGGTCAGGTTTTTATACTCCTCGGTGTTAGCTCTGAAGCGTCGCTCCACGTCGCTCATCGGGACATCTCCGTAGACTCCAGCGTCCTGCCAGATGTCCACGCAATCCAGCATTGAGTCTGGGTGAGTAAAGACGTTCTCTTGAAGCCAGCTAGTCGCCCGCCCCTCAAAACACCCCAGCTCCACTCCCTTAATCGGCTTCCCCATTAAATCTTTTAATGTGTCATCCCACGCCACAGCATTCTGGACGAACCAATCGTTGGTATATTCTTTCTCGCTCATTTTTCTTCCTTCTCCAGCAAGGTTCTGGCTAGAGAGCTCTGTGCTTTTATAAACTTGGCTTGAGCTACGATTGTAGCTTCCAGTATTTTGACATAATTACTAGTTTTCACTTCTTCCCTTTCTTAATAACTTTAATCTCTACAGGGTTGCCGTTCTTGTCCTTGACCTCTAAATAAATATCTGGAGGCTTGGGCATATCACCACGCAGAACAGAGTAAAAGAAAAACTCTCCGACTCGGTCGTTCAGAGGTTTAGGCATCTCGTGCGCTCCTCACCAGAACCATATGAGAACGAGCAGTCCTAGGGCTGCAGAGAAAACCGCCAGCTGAAACAGCGCCACTACCGCATCCCAACCGTTGGTGTAGGGGTTCAGCTCCGGGCTCTTATATCTAATTTTCATACCTCTACCGTCTCGCCCGTTCTCATATTGGTGTAGCCGCCCTCGTCTCTAACCCAGTGCTGACAGAACTTAGGTCTGGTAACGGGGTCGGGCTTAACGTCGCAACAGCTCTTAAGAGCCTGTTTATAAACACTTACCGGTTCGTCTATAGTTTTGAGTAAATCCTTAATAGGAAGTCCCTGGAGCTCTTTCTTATCGGGGTCGTAGGCCATCTTAATTTCCGTCCCCAAGTAGTTCTCTAGGGCGGTAGCGAGAATCTGGGACATGGGGACGTCCGTCTTCTTAGAAGTCTCACGGAGCTTAAACTCCAGCCGGGGGTTGATGTATATCTGCATATATAGGTAAGTATATACCTAGCTACCTATATAGTCAAGGAACCTTTTAACAGGGGTAGAGGCACAGTAGAGGATAACACAGACACGCTAAGATACTATCACCTAACGGTTATATATAGATAAGTAGAGAGATACTATTGAACAACAGAGGTGGTGGGGGTGGGGTAACAGAGGTGTTATCTGTTGTTGGATTGTTGAGGATGATGCACAGACACAGCTTGTTAACAGGGTGAGCCACCTCATTCCAACTATCCTAATCTAATTCAAGTCATGCATATGTAATGTAGTTAGGATGGGTTGGCGGCTGCCAGTGCTGAGGTTAAGTCTACCACTATACTCACCCCTGTTGTAGTCTGCTCGACTCGCTGCGTAGCCTTGCCGTGTGAGCGGTCTAGAACGTCTGTGCTGGCTCTGAGGCGGATATCATCCTTATCCGAGTCCATGAGCGCTACTACCGTCTCCTGAGCTTTCTTGATGTGTTCCTGTAGGTATATCTGTGCCTCTGGCTTCTGCATTAGTTGGTAAGAGTTGAGGCGGGCGGTTAGGTCTGAGGCGTTTGGGTGGACGTCTCTGTAGGCTTGGGTAGCGTTGCGCTTCTCTTGACCGGCTATTATGTCTAATACTTTCTTAGAGTTGTGCTTGAGCATGATAGCCCTATTATATAAGACTTGTTGTTTAATGGGTAGTGGTGATGGGTTGGTGGCCGAGTTATGAACAGTTTGGTATCTGTTAGTCAGTGGTTGTGGATAGATAAGTGCATATTGCTATGGGTAATGGTTGACAACACACTAACCATTTGCTATCATGGTGGTAGTTGATTGATAAAACACTCAACTGGCACATAACGGTTAGGCAAGCGGGGAAAGTCGGCGGAAGTCCGGCCTGACCAATACTAATACTTCTCCGCTAACCCTAACCTCGAACGTAAAAAAGGAAATACATGAAAACAATTAAGTTTATTCTAGGTTTGGTGGTTGTGTGCGGGATTTCTGTACTAGCCACTAACCTAACCTGAGAGAGGGTAATTATGAAGACAATCAGTAAGGCGGTCGTGTTGGGTGTGAGCATCTATGTCGGTTCGTTCCTGGCTTTGTGGTTCTGTGAGGCGCATATGGTGCGGCCTGTGAGCCATTCTAAGCCCGACTACAGCGTTTTAAGGCTCAAAGTTGAGTCTAGTGACACTCGAATGTGGAATGGCGAGCATTTAGCCTTACAGCCGGGCGCTGGTTACCGAGCCGTGTTCCAGCCATACAACCCTCAACACACAGACAGGATTAACTAATGGCCACTCTAACAGACCCAAGAACTGATGAGCTGAACACCGACATCCTCGAGTTAACGAGACTTTTCGATAGAATGAAGAGCCCTAAGGGGCGGACAGCTATTAACAAACTGATGGTCATCCTCATCAGAGCTAAACACGAGCTTACTTCTTGACATATAGCAAATGGTTTGATAAGATATAACTAAGAAAGGAAGACCCATGTCCAACACTACTAACGATGCGCTTATAGAACAAGTTCAAGAGCTGATTAGTTATTGGGAAGGAACTATGCACGCCAGGGTACTCCAGCGTGACCTAGACACCGACGACTGGGAAGCCCTCAAGTACCACGCTGATTTAGCTTGGCGGGAGATGCGGCTGCAAGAAGACGAGCAAGGTATTTTCGATGAAGTCCAATAACGTACCACAATACCTGACTGATTTTCATAACGCCGTTGTGGAGCTTGACCGAGTTACTAAACAAGTCCTCTGTGAGCACGATAGGATTGACTATTGGACGGAAGAAGTCGGGACTGGTGCAGGCTTTGATGAGGAGCGCACTGAACTGGTTAGAATGATTAAGTGTCAGGATTGTCAAGAAGAATGGTTTGAGCGATGTCTCGAATAGAAGAAATCTATGAGTTGGCTGATGTTATCCACGCTGACGACGGCTGCATAGTCTGTGGAGTCTTGAGTGAGTGAGTACCATAGCCAGTGGGCTAACTTTATACCAGATGGCCTGGTTAACACGGCTATCTCTGAGTGGCATAGTAAGCGGCCAGACCGAGAGCAGGACTGCGCTACACCCAGCACTCTCACTGAGTGCCCTCGAGTCGTATGGTTGAAGTACAAACATCATGTTAAACCGCCTATTCCGATGGGTTGGGGCAAAGCTCAACGTAATCTGTTAGGTCGACAGCTTGAGAGCCTGATAGCTGAGCAGCTAAAAGAAGCCGGGGCGCTACTCTGGTGGTGGAAGGATGATGTGCCAGGTGAGAGCGTTAAGTTTGAGATGGGAGAGGACTTAAGCCGAGTGGTTGGAACGCCCGACTTACTGCTAAAGATGCCGGACGGCAAGGTGGCTATCAGTGACGCCAAGACGAGCATGGGTAAAAGCTTCGGGTACATCCCCCTGGAAGCTCACAGAGCCTTTGAGGACTTTCTCTGGTTCAAGTATCAGTTACAGGTAGAGGCGTATTACCTGCTGTGCCACAAGAACAAAGACTGGTTTACGGCTCACTTCTATGGGGATGAAGCGCCCGGAGGTGGCATCACAGAACCCAAGCCCCTGCCACTACCAGAAGCCTGCCACCTGTTTAGCTATGCACTGGATGACGGCATAAACCGCCGTGAGTTTATCTGGAAGCCAACACAAGACAGCATGGCTAAAGTGTTGTACTACGCTAATCGGTTCAACAAGGCGTTGGCTAGCGAGACGATGCCGCCTTGTACTTGTGAGGAACATGAGGGGACACCACGAAAGTTTTGCTACTACGTAACTAAGCAAGAGACTACCAAGACTGGTTACAAGTTAGGCACGGACTGCTGCAACGATTATCTAGGAGAGGAGTTAGCGTGAAACTGTGTAAGCACATGCCCCACCGAGTGATTGACGACATCTTGGAGCCTAAATACTCAACAGACTCAGTGAGAATCAACGTCAAGAAAGTTACGGATAACATCGAGCACTATATAATCAAGTTCGTAAAGAGCACCGACTACCCCGACTGGTTTTATATGTCGGGTGAAGTTATCCGGAAGCACCCCATCTACCCAAACGGTAGTGGACGAGTGTACGAGGTGCCGATGAGTAAGCGTGAAGAGTTTGAGCAAATAAAGCCGTGTCAACACACGGATTAAGGATAAGTTATGAACGTTTATACCAACCACAAGCCCGCTGGAGGCACCGACGGCCTGTTCCTTGACCTTAAGGATGGTGAGCGTGCCAGGATTCGTGTAGCCAGTGAGCCAGCTATCAGCAGTAACGAGTTTAAAGACCCGGACACTGGGGAGATAACCTTAACCACCCGCTACAGTTGGGTAGTCTGGAACCGAGACGAGAAGCGACCACAAGTGCTCAGTAAGGGCGCTTCGGTGTTTAAGCAATTCGCTGCACTAGTTGAGGATTGGGACGAACCTACCCAGTATGACGCTACCATCAAGCGTGAGGGCACGATGTTAGCTACTCGCTGGACAGTGACGCCTAGCCCCAAGAGCGAGCCCCTAACCAAGGAAGAACAAGCGGAATGTGATAAAGTAGACCTGTTAAAGGCTGTTAAGGGTAATTGGTTGAGGGATTTTGAGGATGGTGGTGAGCAAGCTGCACCACTCGAAGACGACGCTCCACCAATGGGCGACGGATACGCACCAATCAACATTGAAGATATCCCCTTCTAATCTAAAGAGAGAGACTTAACGTGAAAAATACAGATAGAGCTAAGAAACTGAGAGCGTCAGGCGTGGCTAAACATGGCTCGTTGGAGGCTTGGCGAGAGTTTCAGCGTCAGTCTAGCGCCAAGAGCAGCCGTAACTCCAAAGGTACGGCCTACTTTGCTACGCTTAAGAACAGTGACCCAGATAGGTTAAAGAGTATAAGTAGGGCTGGGGTGGCCGCTAGGACGCCAAAGAATGGATGAAAGCCCGGCAGCCGCTCAAGGCCAAGACAAACCTAAAGTCTACCAAGTCCCTGTCTACAAGTTCAGACGGTTTGAAGAGCCAAAAAAAACCTACCCTATCCCGTACACCAAGAAAACACACCGTCGGGTGGTGGAAGAAGAAAGCCGACCAGGTATTCTCCCAAGCGACACGCTACCGCTTCGCCGAGAAGCTTAACGGAGAATGGGTGGCGTCTTGTATCACTTGCCCCCTAAACACGCCTCAGAGGCCCTTAAAAAGCCTGCAGTGCGGTCATTTCATGTCGAGGCAATATAACTCTACCCGCTACTCCGAGGAGAACACCGCCCCCCAGTGCTATGGCTGTAATGTGATGCAACAAGGCAAGCAGTACGAGTTTGGTATCCAGGTGGACTTGCTGTACGGCGAGGGCTCGGCTAAGCGTTTATACAAAGAAGCCAAGACGCCGCACCAATTTACGGTCGCAGAGCTACAACAGGTAATCAGCGACGCTCAGGCCCAGGTAGACTTCTACACCACACAACAATAGACTTGACAACAGCTAAAGGTTCATGTACAATGCCTTCTGTTCAATAAACATAAGCACGTTAGGTGCAAACAGAAAGGAAAAGTATATGAAGCGAATCCCAATCAAAGAACGAGTAGGTTTGGTGCTGTTTCTGGCAGTCATCATCACTAACCCATTAACTGCTCCGGTAGTCCTGAGAGGTATCTTGGCCGCTTTCGACTGGCTAATAAGCTGGGGCGACGAGACAATGCTGGCCGCTGGTATCTATGGCATAACGCTGATACTGTGGCACATCTTCGACTCAGAGAAGCCTAAGGTTATGCCGAAGACTGGTAAAGCCGGTAAGCGTCCTAAGGATGGCCTCAGTTACGAGTTGACAGACTAAGTGAGTTGTGTTAAGGTTACTAGATAGGCTGCGAGGCTTATATAGTGCCAGTGGAGTAAGCAAGTCCCCTACATCTGGGGGCTTGTTTTTTTGTTCTGGTTACGCTAGTATTTTAGTTAAGTATTGTCTATTGAGAATATAAACAATACCGAGACGACTAGTAGTCTCCCAGCACATTAGCTATTTTAAACGTAAATGAAAACCCCCTGCGGTTACAGGGGGCGTCTATTGAGATGCCTCTAGTTTACCACGGGCGGTATGGAGAAGTCAAGTGGAAACAATAAGCGGTTCTAAGAGGTTCAAAACAGTATACAGTGAATTAAACAAGTTAAATTACAGTAAACAGTATAAACAGTATTCTAATGCGGAAACAGCAAAGATTTTCAGTAGTCTCTCAGACGTCATACCTGACGATGGCTACACAGGCTTCTACGTTAATCAACTGAAGCGGATAGGCAAAGAGCGGTTCGTCGAACTAGCGAACAAAGCGAGAGCGGGTAGCGACACGCCAGCGATACTCTTTTGTTGGATGCTCAAAAACGATGGGCTTGTACGATGACTGGCGATAACCCAATCTACTGGCGTTATAAGAAGAACAAGCCCCCAGTTGACGACCAGCCCGAACTAAACGGCGAGGTAAAAATTGTGAGACCCGCCAGGAACCTACCACCACCCTTCCTGTGCTCCAAGTGCACCTATAACGCCCCCAGCCGTAAAGACCTAAACGACCACTGGTTGCTAGAACACTGAATCATAACAACTATTGACAACCACTTGCTGTACGTGCTAGACTCAGACCATAACAATTAAACAGGAAACAACCAATGCCCGGAACAATTTCTGGCGGTAAGTCCGCCGCCGCTACTAATAAGAAACGTCATGGAGAAGACTTCTACGTGAAAATAGGGGCTATGGGCGGTAGGAAGAGCCGTACCGGTGGTTTCTACGCCAACCGGGAGCTCGCCAGAGAAGCTGGCCGCAAGGGCGGCAGCGTGAGTAGAAAGAAGAAAGCTGAAGACCGTGCCTAAGAAAGCCGAGAGCAGCAAAGAGCCAAGCATCGCTAAGCTCAGCACCAAGTCTGACGAGCAGTTCATCAGCTTCGGTATACCTGAGCTAGATAAACTAACTGGCGGTATTCCTAGAGGGAGAATCACTGAAATCTGGGGAGCAGAGAAAATCGGTAAGACCCACACGCTAGGTATGGTGATGGCTGCCAACACCGAACTAGACATCCTGTTCGTGGACGCTGAGTTTGCTCTGAATCGCTCCAGGATGGCCTCGTTTGGGGCTAACACTGAAAAGGTGGACTTTATACAGGATGCCCGCCTAGAACGTGTCAGCGAGCTTATATTAGCGTCTGTGGGCAAGTACGACATCATCATGCTAGACAGCCTGAGCTTCCTAACTCCAGCAACCGTCGATGCCGCCGAGGTTGGAGAGAACGCCATCGGCCTGTTTAGCCGCCTAATCAAGCACTTCGCCATTAAACTCCGCCCGAGACTTGGGGTCTCTAAGACGGCCGTAGTAGTGGTCAACCAGTACCGCAAGCCTTTCGGACTCTACGCTAAAGCCGAGCCTGTAGGCGGTACAGCCTGGCATCATGCTGTAGACCTCCGCATCCAACTAACTGCCAACTCCAACGACAAGATTATGCAGGGTACGACCAGAATCGGACACTGGGTAAACGCCGAGGCCGTGAAGAGCAAGGTGTCGCAGCCCTACCAAAAAGCTAAGTACAAACTAATCTATAAGGAAGAATCATGACTCTCCTACTAATCTCCCTGGCTATCCTCTGTACCTTTCTAATACTAACTTGTGTTCTATTAACGATAGGGGGCTGAGAGATGAACCTAGACGAAATAGCACACCCCATAACAGTAGACGGCACACCATACCTAGTTTTCGACAAGCAGCAAATCAAATCACTGATGTTAGAGCTAATAGT